GGCAGGTTCTCCGGGTCATCCGGGTCGTTCGGCCGGACGTACCGCTTGGGCGGCTTCGGGGCCGGCTTCGTCGGGTCGCGGTTCGCCATGATCAGGATGTAGGCCAGATCGTTCAGGGCGTCGATCATGGACGCGCTGTCGTACTGGGCCTGATCCCACCCACGGAACTGGAGACCGCCGCGCTGGGCGGCGACGTAGGACGATGCGATGGGGAGGTTACCCGCGTGGATGAGTACCCACTTCGGGTCTAGGGGGTCGTCCTCCGAGAACAAGTCCCGGAGGTCGATCCCGTATTCGTGCAGCAGGTCGGGGACTAGGTGCTGGCCGTACTCGTCAATGAGACGAGCCAGCTCTAGGCTTCCCCCGCCTGAGTGTGCTCCATCCACTTGCCCAGTACATCTCCGAGCAGGCTGGCCGACATCAGAACGTCGTCGCCCGCGGCCTCAGCCACGGCGTCGATGATCTTCTGGCTCTCCGGGGTGACCAGGAGTAGGGTCTCGCTGATCGCCTCAACCAGGAGGGCGTAGCCCTCTTCCTCGTCGTCGGTGTCGTCTCCGATGGTATCCACCTGACGGAGAGCATCCCAGACCTTCGTGCGGGTCTTCTCCGGGAGCCGGAACACGCTTGGAAGGTCTACCGACACATCGTCCCCGATTACGAGGCGGGTCGGGCCGAGACGCTTCCGGGTGGACCGCTCCAGGTCCAGGAGGGTGAAGGTGTTCGAGGGGGTTTCAGTCTTTGCCATGTTGACGGGCCTTTCTTCGACATCTAGTCGGTGCGATTCCCCTTCTGGGAATTGCAGCTTGAGCACAGCGTTTGTACGTTCTCGTAGCTGTGTAGCCCACCCTTCGAGAGTGGGACGATGTGATCCAACGTGGGTGCGTTGGACTGCGGGACTCTGGCCTGGGCAGGGCAGATGCACCAGCATCGCTGGCACACGTAGAGATCCCGTTCAAACACCAAAACAGGGTCCACGACCTCAACGAACGCATTGGCTAGGCGGGCGCGTCGTGTCTGTTCGTGAACCCTGCGTTTGTTGAGTCGGCGCTTGTTACGCGCCCTCTCCTGTGCTTGGTACTTGGGGTTGTTCTGGCGGCGTTGCCGCCAATACTCGGGCGGCATGGGTGTGTAGGGCATGTATCTCACTCAGGGTACAAGGCGGGCCTGAGATGACGGGGAAGGGAGCGGGCTGTCTGGCCCGCCAGAGCGACAGCCCACTCCACTTCCGGTTCAGAGGGTTACGCTGGGACTTCCCCGAACAGGTCGTTCGAGATCCAGTCGTACAGACGCCGTGTTCCCATGTTCAGGAACGTGGCAGCGACCGGGAGAGACGAGAAGTCGTCAATCGGGATGTCCACCGCGGCATCGCGAGCGATGCTCGCCTTGCTGGCGTAGCAGCCCAGGTTGACTTCTTGGTCCACGAGCACGACCAGGAACGCCTTCTCCACGGGGTTGAAGTCTCCGGACACACCGAAGATACCCGCCGAGTTGGCGGCGTCGGCGCCGAAGTACAGCTCCAGCGTAGTGCGGTTCCACTGCTCCAGGGACGCCTTCACCGAGTCTTCGATGGGTGCGTTGTCCCGGATCTGGCGTAGCCGCTGCTTCTGCCAAGAGCCCTTCATGTTGAGCTTACCGCCCTCGTAGCCAAACTCGGGGAGCTTGGTACGGCTGGAGTGGCCCAGGTTGATCCACCCGTTCAGGGCGGTCTTCGTGGTCACCGTCACGGCAGGCGTGGTGCCACCGGTCAGGCTAGTGCCAGACCCGGTGACCGTGAGGTCCTGGCCGAGCAGGTCGCCGGCGAGGGTGAGGTCGAGCCCGGTCCCGTCGCTGATGGACGCGCCAGTCAGCGTGGTATTCCCAGCACCGACACCCGAGATGGCCTCGATGGCTACCTGGATTACGGCCTTGCTGGCGTTGTACGGAATGGCCGAGCTGGGGGTACCGTCGACGGATACGGTAAACGTACCGCCTGTCGGCGCCCCTGTGATCTTGAGGGTGACCGTCTTCCCACCGAACGAGTCGGGGTCGAAGTCGTCAATCTCGTCCGGGGTCGGAGGAACCGCCCCGAGTGTGTTGTTGATGTACAGGTACCCTGTAGCGGCAACAACCACTTCGTCGTCATCGAGTGCCATAGTGGCTAACTCCTATGCTTTCGTCGGACACGCTGCCCGAGTTGGATGAGGCCCTGGACTCGCCAGGAGTCCTGGAATGGTGAGTCGAACTGGGTGGCCCCCATAGTCTCGTGGACCATGCTGAGCGACCCGAAGTCCGTTACTTTCTGCTTCCACCAGGCTTTGTACAGCGCCTCCAGGGCGTCCTGGTATAGATCCTCGGTCGAGGGCAAATCTTCCGTGGCGTAGACCGTCATTTCGATGATCGGTCGGTTGTGGATCAGCGGGTTGTCCGGGTTGGGCGTCCCGCCTATGCGACGGACGTTGATCATCGGGAAGTCCCGATAGTCGATGTCCTCCACCCAGGAACCGATCTTCAGTCCAGGGTAGGCTGTCAGGGCGTCTCGGAGTATCGGGAGGACTATACGCTGGATGCGGGGCATCTGGGGCATCGCTAGTCCTCTCCTACCGGGGCGCTTCGGCCCGTCTTCACACGGAAACTCCTCCCCATGCGCGGGCCAGTGACCCTACCGCCCAGATCAGCCGCGCGGTGCAGGATGTAGAGACCCGTGGGGGCCTTGGTCTTCGTTCCGGCGAAGGCGCCGGAAGGCTCGTGGCCGTACTCCAGGGCGGCGGGGTTATCTCCCACCAGGGAGACATCCCAGGTACCCACCGGGTACTTGCCTTGTCCTCGTCGGACCTCGATGGAGTAGGGAACGTGGGGTACGATGCGGACCCATCGGTTCGCAGCGGCGAGGTTGCCCCTCGCTCGGCTGGCGACCTCTTCAGCGGCGCGCTTCGTGGCACCATCGGCCATCTCTGCCACCTCGTGGTAGAGCACGGATCGGGACTTGTATCGCCCGATCCACTCGAAGCCCGCCACGGTTAGTACCGCCGAATGGTGTACGTCGAGTGGCGTGTACGACGGCTGCCGTTGTACCGCAGCTCGTCACCGAAGATCTCGTAGACGGCTGGACGGCCCTTGGAGTCCACGCCCCACTCTATCTGGGCCTGAGACCCGAGTGGACCGTGTTCGTCGTGCCACGCCCGCGTGAAGCGGATCGAATAGACCTTCTCGGTCTCGTAGCCCTCGTCGTTGGACTCGGCACGCCGTGAGGACGTGCCGGACTGGTTCTGGATCTGGAAGCGTGCGGTGGTCTCCAGGCGGGCACCGCCCGCCTTCGTGACCGTGTTGCCGTCAGCGTCAGTCGTGACCGACTCCATGATGACCACGCACGGCTCATAGGACTGCCCGCGGTCTAGGAGGCTCATGTCACTGGCTCCCCGTCCGACGTAGGAGTACCTGTGTACTCGACGTTGCCCCAATACTTCGGCGCGCTGTCGTCCAGGTTCATCTCCCCGACCTTCCCTGCGATCCTCCAGTCGTGGATGCAGAAGCAGATCGGCGGGTCCGCGGTGTGGTCGCACTTGGTGGCGTCCACGATGTACTGGCCGGTCCCGACGATGATGGCTGCCATTACGAACCTGCCGCCATCGTGGGCACCATGATGAAGAAACCATCCTGGTCTACGACGCCGAGGATAAGCCACTCGTCGTCGGTGATGTCCAAGACGCCGGTCGCGACTCCCTGAAGCATCTGGTAGCCGTAGTTTCCGTCGTTCTCGGAGTAGAATCCTTCGAGGTTGCGGATGATCCGGAGGACCGCTTCGGCCTCCACCATCTTCACGTCCTCGACATCGACCTCTTCGGCAGCGATCTGGTCGGCAATCGTGCCCATACCCTCGGCCTTGTAGCGTCGGGCGATCATGCGTTCCACGTCCCCGAGTCGCCGGCAGATCACCTTCGTGATCGCGTCGTCAACGGGCTGGCCCCAGCGGTCGGTTACGTCTTCGAGGTCTGCGTATGCCATGCTGGCTCCTTTGTGGTGCCCCCGAGGGCGCCCTTAGCTGGGGCGCCCCCGGAGGGGTAGAACTTAGGCGCTTGCGACCGTGGTGTTCGGCGAAGTGCCACCGGTCAGGGCGTCAGTGCCCTTAGCCAGAGCGAACGGGCCGGTGATGGTGCCAGAGGCAACCGTCACGTCCGCGGCCACGATCCCGTCGTCCACCGCGACGATGGCTGCCTTGATGGCGGCGTCGTTCGCGTTGTAGGCGATGGGCGCGGTCTCCACGCCGTTCACCTTCAGGGTGTAGGTACCGCCAGTAGGCGAACCGTTGATGCTGAAGGCGTAGGTCAGAGGACCGTCCGTGAGCTGGTAGAACGCTTCCACGTCGTTGATCAGCAGACCGAACTCGGCTTCGACCAGGACCGCCACCAAGTTGTGCTGCCACAGCGAGATGAAGTTCTGACCACCGGGCTCGTCTGTACCGAAGTTCAGAGTAGCCTGGTCGGAGACCGAGTAGCTCAGTCCAGCGACCTGACCCCAGACGATCTGACGGAAGTCACCGACGAAGCCGAGGGTGTTCCCCGACGCCACGGTGTCAGCCAGGATCGACGGACGAGAGACGATGCGCCCCTCGCGGTTGACCGGGTTCTCCTGCGAGAACGGCGAGTCAATCCACAGCGGACGCCCGTTGTTGTCGTACGAGCCGTTCAGGATGGGCTCGATGGTGTCGTCCAGCAAGCTGGCCGTCCACTTCTTACCGTCCTGGGTCAGCGTACGCAGGCCGCGGACGGCCAGAGCGTCGTACAGGTTCCCGTTGATCGGGACCACCTTGCTGGTACCGCTGAGGTGCTGAGGCACACCGGACACCGAGGTGAACGGAGAGTCAACGCCGTACAGAACCGCCTGGTCGAACGCCTGCCCGATGGCAGTCGCGACCTTGGTCCGCATCACGTTGAGGTAGTTCGCCGGGTTCTGGCGCACGACTTCGGCAGAAGCCGTGAAGATGGTAGCGATCTTGTGCGGAGTCACAGACTTCGCCCCGAAGTCACCCTTGGTCAGGGGCTTCATCTCGCCTTCACCGACCCACCCAGCGGACACGTCACCGGTCCAGTAGGGGATCTTCACGCCGGTTGCGCCCATCGGAATCTTCCGGGCGAACCGCTGGACAATCGAGGTCTTCTCGGCCTCGGCGAAGTAGTCCTGAGCCTGTTCCGGCTCAAGGTACCCGCTGAACATGGCGTCGGAGGTTACCGCCACCGCATTCGGCAATGCCATAGCATTGCTCCTTTCGTTGTTACCTGCGGCTCGACGCTTCGGTCAGAGCCTTCAGGATTGGATCTTGCGCCGGGTTAGCGAGTCCTCGCTGCCCACGGCCTTGGGAGGGGTCCGTCGCACCGGGCGTCACGCCCGCTTGGTCGGCTGGTGTGATGTTGAGGAGAGCCCTCAGCGATTCAGCCGACGCCTTGATGGACGCGGTATCCACACCTTGGAGTGCCGCTGCGAAGCCAGCCAGCTTGTCCGCAGGGACGCCCGCGGCGATGCTCTGGTTCAGCTTCTCTTGCAGAATCCACCCGTCTCCTACCTCCGCGGTCAGCCGATTGATCTCGGCATCCTTGGCGGCAAGCTGGGCGGCAACCTCTCCGAGGACCGCTGCACGAGTCTGCTCGGCAGCATCACGGGCCTGGATACGGTAGTTGGCGCTCTCGTCCCGCAGGGTCTTCACGTACGACTCCGGGAACATCTTCTCTTCCGTACCCGCCGGGGGTGTGGAAGCTGGGGGTGTGGTTCCCTCTGGTGCTCCAGAGGGCGTACCTGGTACTTCGGTCATACTTTCGACTCCTGGTCGGTCAGAGCCCTCCAGGGGCTCGTGGGGTTAGCTCGCAACTAGGGAAAGCCCAGCGAACTCTTGGGCTGAAATGTCGCCGGCGTTCAGCCGACGACGCAGCGCGTTGATGGTGCGCTGGTTGCGGGAGACCAATTGCCCTTTGTTCTTACCCGCGACGTATCGC